CCTTTGGTGCTGGAAGTGAATACACACTATCTTGACCAACATTAGGTATTACGATTAATTTACCAGCATCACCTTCACTTAATGATTCTGTAGCAGTATCAGTTTGAGTCTTCACATCTAACATTTTCAACTGTGTCAACCCTTGTTCAACACCACGAATAGCAGCAATTTCAATGTCACCGAGGTTCATTGTGCTCCCATTTACATTTGTAACTTTTGTAATATTATTTGCCATTTTGATTTTCTCCTCGATTTACCCAGCCTCGGGAAAATCTATTATAGCCTTAAAGGCCTGTTAATTAACATTCGTAAATAAATATGAAAAAAATGGGGAAACAAAAGTCTCCCCATTTTTATTAGTTAGTATTATGTATACTATTAAACTAAATCAAGTGATTTACATTTAATAATACCATAAAACTCAGGTCGAATCATCTTCTTAGCGTAACGAGTCATCACACCTTTTCTTGGTGTAAAATCGGAAGGATCATATACCAATGGAGTTGTGATTAACGGTACATAAGGACTATATACAGCACCAGTTTCTAAGAAGTTACTTCCTCTGAATCCAACAAGGATTTGGTTTTCAGTCATATAAGGATTCTTATAGACTGTGTAACGACCAGCAGCTTGACCTATCTTAGAGATACCCATGCTGAATTGGTCATTTCCACCATCACCAGGCTGACTTACATATCCAGGAAGTGATTCAAGGATAGTTGCGACTTTTGGTGAACACACCACAAAGTTAGCACCACCACGAAGTGTCAAACGATGAATTTCATTTGATACTTTTTGAATCTTGGATACAAGAGTTTGATACCATTCGAAACGAGTTCCGTAGAAAGTAGTTGTTACAAATCCACCAGTATTACTATTCTCAGAAGAATCAAAATCCTCACCAGCTTTTGCTGACCAGAAATCAGTTGTTACAGCGTCATTCATCAACATATCAAGGATTTCCAAATCAATTTCCATTGAGATGTAGTCACTTAACATAGATGTTAATTCAGCTTCAGCGTCAACTGAGTGATAAGCGTTTAAGTCTTGAGCAAGCTCAGGTGACCAAACAGCTTTCAACTTACGAGTCTTAGCAACAATAGGTAAAGACCTCATTTCAAGGTTAACTTCAGGAATGTTCAACTGGTTAGTTGTAGCATCACCGACTCTATCTTCAAAGTCACCTCTGTTACCAGCATTTGTTTCCTGTACAAAATCGACAGAATACGAACCAGTAGCTTTAGCAACAGCAGAGGATGATACAATCAATGTTAAAGTGTTACCACTAATCGATCTGAATTGTGGAAACTCTTTGGCATTACCAGTGCTTGGAGCAGTAATGTCCCAAGCTCTAACAGCAGTCTTATCAGGTCTAGTTAGACCAGAAATACTACCTGTTATTTTAAAGAAAGCGTGACC